ATTAAGAGATTTCATCCAAGATTACGGTGACTTATTCGGATTATACTTGTCTGACACCAAACATGCAAAAGACCATATTAAATTTGAGAATGAAAAAGGCGAATTATTGCAAGGCCAAATAAAACTAAGCGGTGCAGGCAGCCAAATTACAGGCCAGGACGCAGACTACCTTATTATCGACGATCCATATGACGGATTCAAAGATCTGACACCGACCTTACTGAAAAAGAAAATTAACTGGTTTAAGTCCAAAATACTACAGCGTAGGGAACCGCACAGTAAGTTAGTTATACTTCACACCAGATTTCACACCCAAGACCTGCAGGGATACCTGAAAGATAAAAGCCCACACAAATATCACTTCGTAGAATTTTCAGCAATAAAAGACGATGGGACACCATTATGGCCTGAAAGATATACAACTGAATTCCTCAAAGGCCAACTGGAAGAAATGGGAGAAAGATTATTCTCATCAATATACCAACAACGACCTCTTGATGAAACCGGAGACTTCTTTAACTTAGACAACATTTATTTTGATGATCTCTTTGACCCTAAAACCCAGTACACAATGCAAAGTGTAAGAAGCTGGGACCTGGCATATAGCTCTGAAGATGGAGAGAAAAACGATAGTACAGCCGGAGTACTGATGCACAAAGTCAATGACAATTACTATGTTATCAATGACTTAAAATATGGCCAGTACGGAGATGACTTAAAGAATGTGTTGAAAAGAACTGCTAAACTGGATTCAGCTAACATTCCAATTCTCATTGAAACTGGTACTAAAGGCGGTGCAGCGAAATTCTTATATGATGAATATAAAGAGCAGCTCACGGGCTACCGCACCAAACAATCAGAACCAATCGGCTCAAAAGTGGATCGTGCAACACCATTTAAAGATGCAATTAATGATGGTAAAATTCACATTGCAATAATCGACGATGAAATGCGAGGCAAGGTGATAGAGCAATTAAAATCATTCCCTCTTGGAGCTCATGATGACATTATAGATGCCATCAGTTACGGGTATCTGGAATTAAAAGACAAAGGAGGCAACGTTGTTGCTACTGCAGGAAAAAGGAAAAGAAGGAGTTTATGATTTATGAGTTTATTAGGCGAATTAGGCAGCAAACTATTCAAACGTGAAAGCGTATCCAGTAATGTTGGAGTTAACAAAAAAGGTTTAACCAACCGAATTAGCTTGAACACAAACAAGAACAAAATTAGGCATGCAGATACTGCAGGATGTTCAAGTAGCAACCGGTTTCGATATACTCAAATACATACTCAGCAGTAAGCAATGGGTACTAATAGCAAATGATAATGATACTGACGGAGTAGTTTATGAGTTCATCAGTAACATGCTATTCAACCTCGAAACTGAATTAACCGAAGTTGTTAAGCAAGAAATAACTGCAATGTTATGGGGATTCAGCATTCATGAATTAATCTTTGACCTGGATGAAGATGCTAGACTCTATCTGAAAAAGACAATCCCTTTACACATCAAGACATTGCAAAATTATCCTTTCACTTATGATGATGATGGAGAGTTAATAAGTATTCATCAGGAATACGATAATCACAAAGTCGACATTCCAATCAACAAAGTCTTAAAGTATAGTTTCAATGCTAACTATGATGAAGACTACGGCAACGGTTTACTATATGATTTCCGACCGGTTGTTGAAGATAAATTGAACATTAATGATTGGCTGATGACTTTCCTGGAACGTCATGAGTCACCTACACTTTACGGTAAAGTTGATAACACAACTAGTCGTGATGAGTTATTATTAGCTTTTGATGATGTAGCAGAAGGAACCACCGGTTTAACTGTTGGTGTTGATGAAGACATTGGAGTATTGGAATCTAGTCATCGTGGTGAGACTTTCTTCAAGACATTAGAGTATAAGGATAATGAGATCTTCAGAAGATACTACCTCGGCAACCTGTTACTTGGAAGCCAAAGCACAACCGGAAGTTACGCTCAATCCCAAACCCAATTAGATTTCGGTAAATTAGTGTTTGATGGATTACTTGAAGAAATCGCTAACGGCTGGCAAAAACAAGTCATCAACCGTGTTGTCGAATGGAACTTCGGAGACATACATCTCGCACCAACAATTAGTTTTGACAAATTCACTACCGGAGATTTACAATTATTATTCAACATATTACAGCCATTAATGGAAAAGGGAATTGTTGATGGTGAAAACAAAGCAGTACAAGATAGTATTGCATTAATATTCAAAAAAGAAACTGGATTACAATATACTAATGAAGAAGAAATCACCATGCCTGAAGAAAATTTTGATTACACTCCACCAGTATCTGGTGAAGATTTAACTGCAAGTATTCTAAGTGATTTAGATGGTCTCACAGGATAAACTAATCAAGCAAGGAATAAACTATACTGATGCATTATTCAATGAGATCATCAAAAGATTATCTGCAGGCATAAGGCAATCAGATACACTTGAAGAATTCCTGGCAAAAACAAATGAGTACACTACCCAGAATCCTTTAGTGACAACTGGTTATGACAGTACATTGTTGAACTTGATACTCGCTGAGACCAATAATCATAAATTCACAAGGCCTGCTCAAAAAGAATTAACCCGTATAACCATTGAGAAACATGTGGGTGAACAAATCCGTGATGTCGGTGAAGACATAAAACAAAGTGTCCGAGACATCTTAAAAGGAGAGTATAACAAAGGAAGTAACCCGCAGAAAATGGCGAAAGAAATCGCAAAAAAAATCAAGGTTATAAAGAACAAAAGAGCAAGAACCATAGCCCGTACTGAAGTGGCCCGAACATCCACAATAAGTGAGTACATCATCGCTAAAGAAGAAGGCGCTACCCATTTTGTTGTTGATTGCCGTTCCACCCGATGTGACAAGTGTAAAAAAGCCTATTGTAACACAAGTGAAACCGGAGGAGACAAAGAGTATCCTATTGACAGAATAGATATGCTTCCACCATTCCATCCAAACTGCAGATGTGTAGCCATATTCTTTAATAAATACCTTAAAAACAAGTTTAAAGGCAAAGTACGAATCGTAAGAAGATAAATGCTCATATTTTTTAATCAAATAAAAAGATGAGGTGAATTACCAATGACAGATGGATTCAATAAAGAAGATTATGAAGCAAAAATTGCTGAACTCGAAAAACAACTCGAAGAAGCACAAAATAATGATGCTGGTTTTGATGAACTAAAAAACAAATATGAAAAAATCATATCTGATAAAGAGGCCAAAATCAATGAACTAAATCAAACCCTTGAAGAAACCAATCAAAGGGTAGATTCTACTGTCAATGATTTAAACGATGAGGTTCAAGCAAGACTTGAACAATCCGAGGCATATAAAGACTTATTAGCTACTGTTGAGCAATTAGAAAAAGACAAAGCAGAAGCAACAGTTGATAAGTTTATACAAGAAGGCAAAATATTACCAGCACAAAGAGAAACTGCCTTAAAATTATGTTTATCAGATAATGATACCTTTTTAGACTTATACCGTGAAGCAAAACCTATAGTGGACACAGACCAAAAAAGAAAAAGTATCCCCGTAGGCACAGCAGAACGTATAGTAAATTATTTAAAAAATTAATCCAATACAATAGGAGGAAAAATCACAATGAGTGTAAATATGTTTAATGGGATAATCATCCCAGTAGATGTAGTAGAAGGTGCAATCACCATCACAGAAACTGTAAGTGTAACTGGGGATAAATCAGAACCATCACTTGCAGCGAAAGTAGAAGAAGGGGATGCAGTTGCAATCACTGGAGACTTCCAAGTCGAAAAAGCAACTGGATCCAACGGAGTCGTCATCGGTTTTGTACATGACCACCCTGAGTACGAAGTAGATCCAACTCACAATTACACTAAAACTCAGGCAGTCAATGCCGGCATGCTCAGAAAATGTGGTGTTGAAACCACTTTTGTTGATGTTAGAACTGTACCTGCAAAGGCTAGTGAAAGCATCACTCCAGGAATGTATGTTGAATGGTCCGCTGACGGTTGGAAAAAAACCGCATCATCCGGAACCACAAAATCAGATGCAATCGCATTAACTACACAAGGAACTGATAACATAATCGTTGTCGGATTAAAATAAATAAAATGGAGGATTAATAGTTTATGTTTAACGGATTACCTGCAGTGTTCGATGACAAAGTCCAGAACACTGAATTATACGTACAAAAAAGAATTTACCAAACCTTAAAATTCTTAACTCTCTTACCAGTCGAACAAAACCCAACCGGGTTATTTACAAATTACATCAATGGTGAAATCGAAATAGGTGCACCATTATACACTAACAACGGTATTAACTTCAACCAAATCAAATTTGGTAAAGGTAAAACTGTTGGCGGTCAAACCTTACCTATCGGTTTCATGTACTCTGCTAATACCAGGGATAAACAAAGAGGCAAATATGACAGCAACCTCTTATCATTCTATAACAGTGCTGTTGTTAAAATTGCTGATTTCTTTGAAGAAAAATATGCAAAAGCATTATTCGCTGGCGGTAGAGCATCCACTGCAACCTTACAATCTTGGGATACTGCAGAACACATCATCGCAAACGAAGTCATCCTTGATGATGAAATGAGATATGACAGCAAAGACAATGCTACTGGCTTTGTACCTGACACTGTTATCTTATCCCGTACTGATAAATTAACTATTGATGCAGCATTAAGAAGTGAAGATTACAAATCCAACTTCAACTACATTGCATCCAACAAAATGGCTAGTGGGGACTTTGTTGTATTTGATTCTAATAACCCTGGTGCTACTATTGAGAAATTTGCTGACCCTGATTACAGTATTGTTCAAGCATTAGCAGATGACGGAGTTAGCACTGCCGAAGATGGTACCCCTATCTTACCTGCATTCCTCAATGTAAAAGAAGAAGATATCGGCAGGCCACAAACCATTGATTGTTACATCTGGGCTGAATCCAACTTAAACATGAGAGACAGTAACGGTTTCCTCGTCATTGACGGAAGCTAAAATCCTTTCTCTCTAAAACTTTATTTTTTAATGAAGGAGGAATTTTAAGATGGTTGAAGGATACAATTTTCTTGAAGGAACTCAAGCTGATATTAACCGCAGATTATTAAGAAGAATTATCGCATTGGAAAATGGCGAAGTCGGTGAGATTGGCAGATTGCAAGCATTGGAAACTGCAGTCGGAGACAAAGACACAGACGCCGGTAGTTTAAAGAAAAGATGCAAAGACATTGAAACCAATGTCACTGCATTGGATACTGCTATTGGTGTAGCTACCAGTGGTAGTGAAACTGGTATCCATAAGGATATTAAAGACATTAATACTGCTATCGGTGATGCAAGTGATCCGGCCGAAGGCACTATCCTTTACAGATTAGCAGAATTAGAGAAAGAATAGTATTTCGGAGGTATTTAAAAACATGTCATATTGTACTATAGAAGAATTAGACAGTATGTTCGGGGACATCTCAGATAATCCCGCACAAGATTTGTTTCTCACAGCAATCGATAATAGTGAGACTTGGATAAATGCAAATCTTAAAAAGAATTTTGTGCCTATCCCCACAAAGACTCCTGATACTCTTCGTACTGTTGCAATATATTATGCTGCATCAGATATACTCTTAACATTATATCATGGTGACGAGCTCCCGGTACAATATGATGTATGGTTCAACAAAGCCCAATCTTTATTGCAAGATTATATTGATGCATATAATAATGCTGATGCAGATTCATCTGACCTTGTAGCTCGTCAATTTGTCAAACACTCCAAAGCTAGAACCTACAATCAAAAAAGAGGAAGGCGGAATATATGGGGGAGATAACAGACGTAATCGAACTCTATATTGCTCCAGAGATACTTGATGAATTCACTAAGGATTTAAGTTTAACATTAAGGCAAAATATTAAAGCTCAACTTTATGAAGGTCATGGTCGTGATACTGGTAACTTGAAAAGAAACATCCGTACAGATGTCAGACCAATAACTAAAACTTCAAGAATGGTAACCGGATATTACGATGAAGGAAACGCAGATTATGGGATCTATGTTCTCAGAGGTATCCGTGGTAAAGGCCGAGCCAAAGCAGGACCAATTGACTTTCTCGGAGATGGGTTAAATAAAACCCTGGAGGCCTATAGATGACTACAAATGATAATGATAATGTTATTGTCGAGGTTGATGAAACCTACACTTTCACTATAAGTGAAAAAACTATTCCAGATTACCGTATGAACTCAGGGATATTAGCTTGGATAAAAGAGAATATGGAAAATCTTGTTGATGATGACAACCATGCAATCTTTGGAAAAGTGAACACTGGTTTTAACGAATCCACATTAAAGAGTTTCGGTAAAAAACCAGTCTGTGATGT